GATCGAAGAAACTATTTTTACCCACAACTGTTTCTACATCCACAGCAGATCTCAATAGAGAGCCTTTTTGTTGTGATAGCATTTGTACATTGTTTGAATACTGTTGTACAAAAGCTGTAGTAATTTGATTAGACATATTTTCTAATCTCCTTATGTTGTTATGGTTGATTTAATCGATTTGATTGCCTCCAGAATTGGAGATCTCTTCTGTAAATTTTAAGACTTCACTTTGTCTTTTTTCGAAGCGGTCTTTTCAGATTGTCGCTTGGAATTTTGTTTTACCCAGTCAAAATAATTTTCTGCAATCGGAATAGGATTTCTCCTATCATTCTCAGGTCCAAATTCAGTTGCTAGTCTTAAACATTCTAGTCTAACTTCTGTATCTGTTATTATTTCGCCTGGCTCAAATTTATCTTTAGCCATTTAATAATTCTCTTAGTTTAAGTACCTCTTGAACGGCTTTTTGATGATTTGGATGAGTTTTAATCCAGTATGGAGAACCTTCTTCAGTTAATGAATTAATCTCTTTTTCAATTTCATTAGCTGTCATATAAGAAGAACTATCTCCTTTAACTACTTCATCCTCAGATAATTTTTCTGCAAGATTTGAAAAAGCTTTAACAACATTAAGATTATCTCCTAATCTTGAACCATCCGCTAGATAAGTATTTTCTAAGAAATCATTACCTAATGTTGATGAAGCAAGTCTTTTAGCTTGATCTAATCTTTTAGAATATTGAGGACCAAACTCTCTTTTGAGTTCATTCTCAGTATGTAATCTTGTTTGTGCAGCTCTCTCTTCAGCTTGAATAGAGCTACCTTCATTTAAATCATTATAAAATTTAATTAAGCTTTCAGCTTGTTGAGGTAATAGTCCAAGTTTGTGAGCTTGTTGATTAAAGGTAGATATTAACTCTTGATCAACTTCTCCTTCCTTAAAATTATATTTATAATCTTCAGGCTTAGATGGAGCGCCAAGTTTATTAAAAACTGCTTTCCAATCATCCTCTGTTGCATATTTATTTGGTACTGGAATTTTATCTGCACCAACTATCCTTTGCGCTGATAGGTATGATTTTACGAAGTCGCCCATATCTTTAAAATTAGATAAAGACTTCTCTCCTCTGTATTCTTCAGGAATTAAATCATGAAAATTACTTTGTGTTGATTGTTCTCCAGATAATACTGAAGATTGCGATTGATCCGTTGTAGTTTCAACTATCGGATCAGATTGAGCTGATTGCTCAGTTGTCTGATTGTCCATTAAGTCTCCTTGTGGGGTTTAATCATCGCTTTTATAAAAATCAAAGTTGATCTTTGTCCTTCTAGAAAAGCAGTTTCGTGACTGTTATCTTTTGAGAAAGTAGTCACAAACTCATGACATCTTTTTTCGAGGTCATTCAAAACTCTTTGTCCGTGTTCGGAATTAAAAGTAATTTTATAATCTTCTTTTAATTGTAATATTTTTTTATTCTGATCCATTTAGAACTTCTTTAGCTAACGGTGCTGCATTCTTAGCCATTTGACTTTCAGCTAATTGTTGCTGCATTTGCATCTGCTGTTGTTGAGCTTCTTGTCGTTCCATTCTAATTGCTTCTACTTCTTTATCACTTTTGATCATTCTCGCTGGCAAACCTAAAGTCATAACTAATTGTTTAACTAAACCGTTTTCATCTAAATAATCTTGGACTGGTGCCATTTGAGAGATAGATCCAAAAATTTCTAATCCTCTCATAATGTTTTGTAGCTCTTGTCCTTTTTGAGCCAAAGCCATTGGAGATACATATTCAATTTCAATCTCTTGATTTGCAAGAATAGCTGGCGCTTCTTTAAATAATCTATTTCTAAGCATTATAGAAAATACTCTATTGATCATAGGCTCAAGTAATTCGCTTTGTATTCTTCCCATTAGAGGACCAAGTATTCTCATTTTCTCTTCGTTTCTTTGTAAAACTTCTGTAGCAGTCATTGTTCTATTAGATTGAACTTGCAACTGATCTACATGAAACATTCTAGCGATAGCTTCTCTTCTTTGATTTTCTGCATTCAAAGTAACTGTAGTATTTTGACCAATGTTTAAAGGCTCAATTCTATCTCTAGAACCAGATCTATAATAATTTAAACTACCTGGAGACATTCTAATTGGAGACAACATACTATCATCTGGAATTAGTAATGGTGGATCAATTTGTTTTGCAGTAGCTCTTAATCCATGTTCTACCATTTTATTGAGTACCTTCGTATCTGGGAGCGCATTCATTGCTGGAGATCTTCCATAAATCTCTGTTGATGATTTTAAATATCTAGAAACGACATAAGGATTTTCATTAAATCCGCCTACTGAAATTATATGATCTGTACCATGCTCAAAGTAAATACTTTGAAACTTCATATTCTTTTTATCTTTTTTAGAAGCATCATAAGTATATCTAGGTCTAACAATATGACAAATTTCTACTTCATCATAAGGAGCAGTTTTATGCGTAGTATTTATTTCTTTAGATAAATTTTCTGGACCAAACTTTTGCATAGCTTGATCTGCTGTGATTTTAAATTTTCTATAGACGTTATCAATTAAACCTTTTTTATTTTCTTCAACATAAATTTCTTTAATGTGTCTTGCAGAAAAACGAATTACATCATCTTCATCTTCTTCAATCATTAAGCATGCAGTTCCAAAGCAAATTAAATCATGATAATTTTCGAAGATCTCCTGTTGAAAATTTGATCTTGCAAAACCAAGATACATTTTATCAATACTATCTTCTAACCATTCTCTAGCTTCATCATTCTCATTTAAATCGCCTTCCTTAAATCTTAAAGAAAACCATCGATTAGCAGATGAAGTAAGCATTCCATGTAATGAAGCAGCCAATAATTCTAATGAATGAATTGCAGTAGCATCAAAGATTTGGGTAGATCTTTTATCTCCTCTTGCTCTTTCTTTTGTAATCTCTGCTTTTCTGGGTAGCATAAGATCTGCTACTTCTTGCCAATGGCTTTCCCAAGTAGATCTCTTCTCTTTCAGTCTAGCCAAGTTATTTTTTAACTCTGCTGCTAGTTTTCTAAGTTCAGGTGTTTGCATTTATTTTTTTCTTTTAGCTTTATTCTTTTTGCTATTTGGAAAACCAGCTTTCATATTCTTATAAGCTTTAGCTGATATAGTTGATTTCTTTTTAGATCTGGAAGTTCCAGCTTTTTTACGTTTATTGATATTTCTATAGAGAGACATAATTTATCCTAAAAGGTTTTTTTTACTTAGTGTTGGTTTTTCATCAACTCCAGTAACGGAGGTTAATATGGTTCTTTTTCTGCCTTTTCTTTTATTTTTTAAGAGAATTTCATCAGTAGTCATATCAACTGATGTTGGTCCTTCTGCTGTAATTAAATCTGACTTCACTTCAGAATTATCCATTTGTGAAGCTACTTTTGGCTGCTCTAAAGATTTCTGAGTTGGTCTATCGTTATTTCCTTCACGATTAGATAAAACCGATCTTGGGTTATAATCTATTTTTTCTTTAGCTTCATTGTAACCGTAAGAAGTCTTGCCACCATAAACATCGCCTTTAGCAGTTTTGTTTCTTTTAGGATCAAAAGCTTTTGTAACACCTCTTATAACTGCACCAGTAATGCCACCACCTTGAATAAAATCTTTGATTGGTGTTGGTTCATTTTTCTTCGCATAATTTTTAGCTTGTTTAGAAGTTCCACCACCACTTGGTCCACCAGAACTGCCACTTGAATATCCACCCATGACTATACTCCAAAAGTTAAACTAGATTTAGTCTCTCTAGTTTCTTTTTGTTTATTAATTGTTTTAATTTCTTTTTTTAGAACTAAAGGTTTTTCTTCTTTAATTTTTTTAGAAAAAAGTTTTTTAATTAGTTTTAACATTAGCCTAATAAAGTTTTTTTGTTTATATTCTCATCTTCAATTTCATTTAAGCCATTAGTTAAGATAGTTGATCTTCTACCTTTTCTATTTCTATCTCTTTTTCTTTGAGCCTCACCTTCTGCTTTTGCTAAAGCTTCATCTTCTGCACTTGGTACATCATCGGTACTTGGCATCTGAATAGGAGCTGGATCTGGCATTTTTGGTGCTTTAAATATGGATCCCATTATATTACCTCAAAATTACTCTCAGCTGTCTGCTGTAAGTGTTTACTGTTAATTATTTTTGTTTCTTCCATTCCTGTTGCTAAACATCTCAAGGCATCCATTGGATGTGAGCTGAAGTCATGGACTGGTTTTGATTTAAAAGTTCTATCCTTATCACTATATTTTCTGTGATAGTGTCTAAGAGCTATAAGTATTTTGGAACACTTATCGCTATCGATCCTACATCTAGGTAAAATCATTTTTACTGCATGAATACCATCTTCTAATAATAGTCTTGGTGCAGTCCTAAATTTTATGCCAAGCTGATAAAATACTTCTCTCCTGGTCTTTCCTGTTGAGAACTCCACTTGGTCCAAATCATGTGGTGCATAATGTGTTTCGTACACATACGGTTTTTCTTTTAAAACTTGAACGTAATGTGGCAGAGCCTGATTATTGTTTTCGTAATAGTCTATCAAATGGATAGAATGATTAACCTTTTGAAAGAATATTATTGATGTACTATCGTTAAAACCGAGATCTATTGCTGTTGATACTGGATAAGCTGGATCATAAGGAACCGATCCAATTTGACCATTATCGTCTATTTCTTGAACTATGTCGCCATAGATAGAACCTTGAATATTACCAATAAAAGAGCATTCAAACTCCTGGTCATACTTAGCTCTACCCATTACGGCAAGAGCTGCGTCTAGTTCTTCTTGATCAACAATCTTTGTTTGAGATGCTTTAGCTTTGTATAAAAACCAATTATCATCTGCTTGAGCTTTGTTATAATAATCATAAAATATATTGTTCATTCCTTTTGGTGTACCAATCAGAAACATTTTACCTTTTCGATCACTAAGAGCTGGAGTGATTACTTCATCAATCAAACCTTGAGAGATCTGTGCCGTTTCATCAATCGCAACCATATCCATATACACACCTCTGATACTGTCAAAATTCTCAGAAGAGAGTAAGGTAATTCTAGAACCATTAATTAAATCGCAACGCAATTCACTTTCATTCCATTTTGTACCAGGAATATTTTTTGTATAATATTTCAAGTAATCCCAAGCGATGCTCTTTGCCTGTTTATAAGTTGGTGCAATATAAGCTAATCTTGGATTATGGTTTTTATTTTGTAATGCGCTGCGAATTAAATGGTTAAGGACCATAACAGTCTTACCAAATCTTCTATG